ACTCACACCCACAAGGCGAGCCAAAACTATCACCAGCAGATTTACAAACACAACTCTATAGCCAGTTAGATTTTTGGTTAGTTTGTGATGAGCAAATCCATATTTTTCCGAAAATCCCATTTTTAATTGGCCGTGATTTTAAACACGGTGAAATGGATTGCTACACATTATTTAGAGATTTTTACCGCTTATCTGGTTGTAACTTGCCTGATTTTGAACGAGACGATTACTGGTGGGAAGATGGCTTTAATCTCTACCTAGATAACATGGCAAAACACGGTTTTGAGCAGGTAAAAGAGCCACAAATAGGCGATGTTATTTTAATCAACATCGGGGCTGATGTACCCAATCACGCAGCAATTTATGTCGGTAATCAAATGGTTCTTCATCATGCACCAAAACGATTATCCAAGCGTGATTTATATGATGGATATTGGCTTAAACACACTCATAGTATTTGGAGATATAACGCATGGTCAACGTTAGATTTTACGGTAGCCTTAAACAGTTTGGATCTGAATTTAGGCTAGATTGCCAGACTACGGCAGAGATAGTCCAAGCCTTAACGAGCCAAATCCCTAAATTGCGCCAATTCATCCAGCAAGGATTGTTTACCGTGCGAGTAGGGCGAGACTACTTTGATAATCGCTATCTCGAGCAAGGGCTGAGTCACAAACTAAAAGATGATGCAACAGTCCATTTTACACCTGTTTTAAAAGGCTCAAAACGTGGCGGATTATTTGGTGTGATTGCGGGTGTCGCAATTATTGCGGGTGCAATCGCTTTAGGTCCGCTTGCTGGCATTATTAGTACCAATGCGGCTTGGATAGTTGGCTCTGTTGGGGCATCTCTATTATTGGGTGGCGTTGCTCAGATGCTCACAAAAATGCCTGAGATGAAAATGGGCACTGAAAAAGAAAAGAAACAATCTACGGCATTTTCAAATCTGTCGAATATGACAGCGCAGGGAAAACCTATGCCATTGGCGTATGGGAGAATGAGAGTAGGCTCTCTCATCATATCTCAGGGTGTAGAAACGATGGATACTGAAATTTAAGGAGTTTTCAATGGGTAAAGGTCGTGGCGGCGGTGGTCATACTCCAGTCGAGGCAAAAGAGAGCGGAAGAAGTAAGCAACTTGTCAAAATTGTTGAAGTAATTTCAGAGGGCGAAGTTTACGGTTTAGCCGATGGAATGAAATCCATCTATTTTGACAAAACACCAGTACAAAACAAAGACGGCTCTTATAATTTTAAAAATGTGCAGGTAGAGGGGCGTGTAGGTGGCCAAGTACAGGATTTAATGGCTGGGTTTAACACCTCAGAAAAAGAGGTGGGTGTAGGCACTCTAGTTAAGAAAAATCTACCGCTTACAAGAACCGTGACCGATAGCAAAGTATCTCGATTACGCTTGACCATTGGTGTCCAATCGCTTTTTAAACAAGAAGATAATGGTGACACTAACGGAACATCCGTAAACTTTATCATTACTATTGGCTCAAGAACTTACCCTGTGTCAATTAGCGGCAAATATAGCTCTCAGTATTTGCAACATCATACTTTTGATAATCTGCCTAGCGTACCATTTATTGTCAAGGTGGAACGGACTACAGACGATAGCACAACACAGAGACTGCAAAATAATACCATTTGGTCTAGCTATACAGAGATTATTGATACGGAGTTTACTTACCCAAACACAGCTTTAATGGGGGTTAAATTTGACTCTGAATATTTTAGCAATATCCCTACTCGTACCTATGACCTACTTGGCTTAAAAGTAAAAGTACCAAGCAATTATGATACTCGTACTCGTCAATATACCGGTATGTGGGATGGTACATTTAAGGTTGATTGGACGGATAATCCCGCTTGGGTGCTCTATGATGTGGTGACAAATAAACGCTATGGCTTGGGCGGAAGACTTGGTGAGTTTGGTGCGGATAAATGGGCGTTATATCAAGTCGCTCAATATTGTGACCAATTAGTGCCAGATGGATTTGGTGGGCAAGAGCCAAGATTTACTTGTAATGTTTGGCTGACAGAGCAACGATCCGCTTATCAAGTTATTAATGATATTTGCTCAATTTTCCGTGCAATGCCAGTTTGGAATGGTCAGCAGCTAACCGTGGTAATGGATAGACCTGTAGATCCAGTTTGGACTTATACAAATGCCAATGTGGATGAGAGCGGATTTAGTTATACATTTTCGGCTCGAAAATCCCGCCATAATGCAATCCAAGTAGAATACGCGGATAAAGAGAATAGCTACGAGAAAGCGATTGAATATGTTTCTGATGACGAAGAAATTCGTAAGCACGGATTAAACGTTAAGAAAATCACGGCTTTTGGCTGTACATCAAGAGGGCAAGCGCACCGCACTGCCTTATGGTTGTTGCAAACAGAAAAACTAGAAACCAAAACCGTTACCTTTACTGTTGGCGCAGAAGGGTTAATGCATATCCCTGGCGACATTATCAAAGTCGCTGATACGCACTATGCAGGTACTAATATTGGTGGTCGAGTTTTAGCTATTAATGGCACGACCGTTACATTAGACCGTGAAATCACCCTTAGCGGTAATAGTTATCTTAGCTATATCAATGCCAATGCTAAACATCAAAATATTAAGATTATCTCAGTCAATGGTGCAGAGGTAACACTCGATCAACCGCCATTAGGTTTGGAGCTATACGGCGTATGGTCTTTGACTACTCAACAAGTAACAAGCCAATTATTTAAGGCGTTATCTGTAAAAGAGGAGGATAAAGGCAAGTACACCATTATGGCGTTACAACACGAGCCACAAAAAGAGGCTATTGTTGATAATGGCGCCAAGTTTGAGCCAGTAGGAACGACCGTACTTACTACACCGCAAATTAGTAACATTGGTGTGGCAGTAAATGCAGATGGTAGCGTATCAGTTGACAGTAGCGTGACTGGCGGTAATGGCATCGTAAAATACGACATCCGCATTTATAAAGGCGGTGTGCTATATGACGTGCGATTAGGGCAACAATCTCACAATCTTAATATAGACGGTCTCGAAAACGGAGATTATAGCGTCCTTATCCAAGTTAAAAATGAGAATGGACAGTTATTGAGTGAAAAAACTCAGACTTTTACCATCAATAAACCGCCAGCACCAACAGGCGTAAGAACAACTGGTGGTCTGGGTAATATCACGCTTGAGTGGGATTGGGTTGATGATGCGACGGCAACAGAAATTTTTACCAGTGAAACAGATGACATTAAAATAGCCAAACGTTTGACGAAAGTCACAGCAAGAATGTACACGCACGAAGTTGGCGCAAAACAGGTTAGATATTACTGGTTGCGACATGCTCGTGGTGTGAATGTTGGCCCATTTAATCAGCAATCAGGGATTAAAGGCGAAAGTGCGGTAGATATTGATGCCGAATTAGAGGTGCTGAATAAAAAGCTATCTCAGAACATTGTAAATGAGGTAATTGATACTGCGTTGCCAGCTAGAAACCTTGAAATGACTAAAACCGTAACAGGGTTAAACGTCAATAAATTTATAGGCTACAAGCAAGTCTATAATACGGCCGACGGAAAACTATACACTTGGAACGGAAGTAAATACATCGAAAATGGGGTTGATGTAAACGGCATACGAATCAATACAACTCAATTAGTTGGCACGTTGCAAGCTAATCAGATTGGTGTAAACACAATTGGAGCTGGAGCGTTGCAAGCTGGAGCAGTAAGAGCCAATCATTTAGCGGCAGGCGAAGTTACAGCGGATAAGTTAGCAATTGGGTTAGGTGGGAATTTGCTCTATAACCCAATTTTCGCAAACGTGCAGGATAATGGATTGCCACATGGTTGCTTTTCATGGATGAGTTCAAATGGTAAAAATTTTAGAGCAAGCTCAAAACAGGCTAATGATGCTTGGGGTTTGACATCATACCTGCAAAACGAAAACCAGTTGATATTCAGTATTGATGGCGATTTATCGGCACAGGCGACTGTTGCAATGGAATCTGTGGCTGTTAATAGTGGCGGTTGGTATATGTTATCTGCCTACATTGGTGTACATAGAGCTAGCTCAAAACTAACGGCTAGATGTCTCTACAAAGATGGGGGCTATAAGGATTTTGATACAGGTGTTATCAACGGTTACTCTTTTAATGGCGGTTTAACGGGCTATACAAAGAGGGCATCTGTTAAGTTTAAAGTCCCAGATAATGCAGTTAAAGTAATACCAATATTCTGGATTATTTCAAATAGCAATGAGACAAATAAACATCTTCGAGTTGCCCGTCCAATGCTTGAAGAGTGTACAGAATACACAACTCAACCAAGTCCTTGGCAAAATGCAGGTGTAACCTCAATACATGGTGGCTCTATCATAACCAGAACAATCACTACCGAGCTATTAGCGGCTAATAGTGTTACCACTAATGAGATTGCAACTGGGGCGGTGATGGCTAAACACGTTGCGGCTAACAGTATTGGTGCAAACCACGTTGCCACACGGTCGCTTACTGCCGATAAATTAAACGTAACTAGTCTATCAGCAATTAGTGCAGATCTTGGTGATATTACAGGCGGATCGATTAATATTAACAATCGGTTCAAGGTGAGTAACCAGGGGCAAGTCGAGATGAGGGCTAATCAAGGCAATGTAGGGCTTGTGATGAACAATGAAAACATCATTGTTTATGACACTAGTGGGAGACCGAGACTAAAAATAGGAAAACTAAGATGATCTATTTAATTCTTGTTTTAATTATCGCCACGGTTATTGCCGTGGCTTTCTTTTATCGAAAAAAGAAAAAATCAAAAGGCGGTGACAGAATGTATGGGATTGAAGTATATGAAAACGGTCAAACGTTCGATCTTGCGAGTAAAACTGTTTTACTAGTAGATAAATTCACAATTCCTTACGGACAAAATGGCAGTAAGTCTTATGAAGATAATATTTTAACTGCGGTCTATACTGTATCAGGCGGTTATACATTTGGTAACGATAGCTTGCTACCAAAATTCCGCATTGAAGGTAAAGTACTGCACTGGGAGTGGGTACACTGCCGAAATAAACCATACGGCAATAATATAACCGTTCTTGTAATGGGGTGATTTATGGATAAGTTTGGGATTCAACTTTTTGGGAAAAACTTTTCAATGACAGATGAAAAGCTACTTGTTTGCGTTCATGACATTGACGTAAGTGGTCAATTAACACAAGGATGGTGGGACATTCCAAATGGCGATATTCTTAATGCGAATGACTATTCGGAAGATGAGATTCTTGTTTTCGCTAATCGAAGTTTTATTAAATATTTTGATGGTCAGAAACAAACTAGTGGGGAGCACTACGATAAATTTAATATAGATGGCTTTTTTTATTATTACCGACCATTTATTAGAAAATATAATGGTAAATTTCAAATTAGAATAGTCTCTACCATTGCTTCTAGCTATGAAAACTTTGAGGGAGTTAAAATTTATAATCCTTATACTTACCACTGGTTAGATGGGAGATATTTTAATAATCAAAGCTTAAAAAGCGCTCGAATAAGATTAAAAATAGTAGTCCCTCTAAAACGAATAAAAAATGTGCCAGAATATGGTATTGCAGTTTATGATGAGAGCGGAAATTGTAAGTATTGTAATAGCAGTAAAGGTTATGCAAAGCGTTTGCGTATCCATAATACAGCTTTAAGTTCATCTAAAATTAATTATGGTGATCTTAATCATGTTAAGTCTAATATAGAAAAGGGCAGTTCAACAAAATTAGGGGATAATGAGTTTGTCCTAGTTTCACCTCTTGGATATTATGATTTATGCCGATCGTGGAATCAGCGAGCCACGTTTGAAGCCGGAGAGGTTATTCCTGTCGTAAAAGAAGATGGAACTGTTAAAATTTTAGCCACAACTGAATTTGCGCCCATCCCTGGTAGAAAACATTCTTTCCCGTCGCAATCTAGCGAATATTACTCAAACCTGAGCATAATTAACCCACTCCTGCTTATAGCCGAATTTTAAGCAACCGTAACCCAGTCAATCGATTGGGTTTTATTTTTATCTAAATAAGGACAAAACTATGACAACATTTAACAAAATCTTAAACCCAATGTATTCAGTGATTGCTGCATACTCAAGACAAGAGGACGGCTCAATTAATGCTAAATATGTACTTGGTACTGGCACAGACAATGATGGTGCAGTGACAGACTTTACTCCGATCATCTCGGAATATAAATGGATTGATCCAACCGCAGCAAAAAGCATTTTTGGACAGCCATTAACTCAAGATGACATTGGCAAAACAACGGAGGAAATCGATCTAGGACGCATCTATGCTTACTTAAAAGAGCAAGGACAGATTGTTATCTAATCATCTAATTATTAGAGATACCGCCTACGGGCGGTTTTTTATTGGAGGGGAAATGGAAACAATCGACTTGGAAATGATCCGTGGAGACGATGAAGGGTGGGCGTTTGAAGTCACGCACGAAGATGAAAGTGCGGTCGATTTTAGTGGTTATCGGTTTGATTTGCATATTAAGCCAACTAAGAAAGGTGAGCCAATCATCAAACTCTCCACTAAAACTGGTGATATTACTGTCGAGAATAACCTGATTAAGGTCAGTATAAGCCACGACAAAACCGAAAATGCCACTTGGGAAAATGCTAAATGGGATTTGCAAAGCATTGACGGCAATCAACTAGTACGCACGTTAGCTGGGGGAGATTTTGCTCTATTAGCAGATGTGACCAGAGAGGTGGGTTAGTGGATAAAACAATAACGATCAAAGTTAGAGATAAACCCAAAATAAAGGTGAAACTAATAGGCAAGAAGGTATTCAGGGTTAAATTAACCAACCAACAATACATGCCTGTAATCCCTAATATCAATGATCTAATACTCAACTACAAAATAGGACGACTAT